GAAGAACAAATGGCAGGGTCAGGGCGGCACTGGAGATGTTAAGGTTGGGTTGAACGTCGATATCGCCAACGTCAATGTCCCGCTGGATGGAAATGGTCGTATCGGTCGAGAATGAGTCGTCAAACACAACCTCAAAATGGCTGCCATGCTTTTCGGCAAATGGATCACCAAAATCCATGTCGGCTGTGCGGACGATGGATTCATAATCCAACCCCGCATCTTGGTAGTCGGCGGTTGTGACCTGTGCCGGGGTTTTGTATCCACTGTACTTTTGGATCTGTCCCGTGGTGGACTTCTTCATCAACCGAAGCCCTTCGTCTTGGAAATTGGTCAAAGCAAACTGCATGACATTCGGAGTCCAAGTCCCCTCGAATGCGCCCAAGACCGTGTTGTAAACGATGATGGTATCGTTAAAATCGTTTGATGCCGTAGGCACGGCGAGGAAGTAGCGGTTGTCGTAGAAGGCCGCCGTGCAGATCCCAATCTCGGCCACGTTGATTTCCTGAATCACATCCTTGACGACCTCGGACAATGGCAGACCCACCGAGGTAAAGTCGTCTGCCGCAGACCTAACCAGCGAGCGGATGCCGTCATCGGAAAGGAAGAAGATGTCGGAATTGACCTGTACGGCTGAACCTTCCGCCACGCAACCGGTGTTATTGGAGATAAGCTGGATCACCCAATCCGCCGCGCTGGTCATGTCGGGCGGAATTGTAACCTGAAATATTCGACGCTTCTTGAAGACAATGATGCGGTTCTCGTAGTACGGCACGATGGCCGTGATCTCGTCTCCGTCATCGGCGTTGATAATTGCGCTATTCGCCGCGTCCCAAATAGAGGCATCCAGAATGTCGGAAGCGTAAAGCGTGTTGCGGTTCCCGGCTGATCCCACACCAAATAGGCGGTTGCCGGTGTTGATTAAAAGCCTGAGATTGAGCGGAGGCGGGCTGACCGTAGCGGTTGCGGTAGCGCCGGAACCATTTCCAATAATGGTTACGGTCGGTGCGCCAGAATACCCAGACCCGCCATCCACCACCGTCACGCCAGTTACGGCTCCACCGGCCACCTGCGTAATCAGGGTCGGCAAGGTTCCTCCCCAATCCGGCCCGGTAACGATGGCCGTTGCGCTGGTGTAGCCGGTGCCGCCCGTTGAAACGGTGATCGCCCTTACCTTGCCACCCTGCCTTGTGGCAACGTCACCGTCGAAGTAATACAATGGTCCATCCGCATCGGCCAAATACATCTTGTCGTTAAACTGCGCCATGCTGACCTTGATATCGAAAGTTGTTGAAAATCCGTCAGCCCACTGCTGGTTCTCGTTGTTCCAAATGCGAGTTGCTCCGGTGAACGAATCCCAGATTTCATCCGCCGGGTGCAGGTTTGCGCTTCCGTTGGAGTTGATGCTGTATAGCCGCCCTTGCGTTACGGTGACAAGGTTTTCGTATTGAGCCGTGTCAAAATACCGCATTCCTCCAATCGATCCCTCTTGGCTGGTCGCCGTGGTGTTGAAGTTGACCAGCCCGCGCCGTGTTTCGAGGCTGCCCTTGGGCGACAGGGTCATATTGACCAATTGCTGAACCTGATTCTCAGCCAAGAGGTCTGATTGCAGACCGCTGGCCTGACCGCCCGCAAAACTGCGGATGCCGTCAAACGCCAGAAGGTCGTCGAGGTTGTCCGAGTAGTATGGCATTAGGAGGCGGTAATTTCTTCGGTGGTAAGGTCGCCCAAGCTGGACGGCGTGATCTGCTTGATCCCGCCAACCTGCGAAAGCTCGTAGTTAGCCATCGCCGCAAGATCTGCATTAGCCGTCTGCACAACTGTCTGGGCCTTGGCATATTGGCGCTCACGCTCCAGCGCGTCCGCATGAGTCAGCGAAAGAACGACCTGATGAACGTGCGGCAGGCGAAGCTCGTCATCCAGCGCCTGAGTTGTCGGAGGAAAATCCACGACAATATTTGTGCGGGTAAGGCATTTCAGCTTCTCCACCACCCGCAGGCTTATCGTCCCGGCAGTTTCCAATCGCGGATACAGATCAAGCTGTGCAATTCCGCTCGTATTTCGGCCAGTAAAGTGATACAGCACCGGAGTACCCGTGCGGGTATCTTCGAGCAGATCAGCGTCTTGGCTGATGATGGTGGCAAGGTCGATGGGTTCAACTTCGGATTGGTCATATGATACGGAAAGCGGGGTCTCCACGTTGGTTCCGAGCGTGATGGTGCGGTTGGTTCCGACCGAATAGGTGGAACTGGTGACGGTCTCGCGCCAAGGGGCAAAGTTCCAGACCCGGCGGTAAGCCAAGCTTGCGGCTTTCTGGAGGAAAGTCAGGGTTTCCGAGTCGGTCTTTCCGACCTTCTCACCGGCGTATTGGGCTATTTCAGACAGGGTCATTTACTGGCTCCTCGGGTTGCGGGATCGGCTCGGTGTTAAAACGCTCGTACACTTCGCCATCCACCTCCTCAGTATACGCGCCTGTGACACGCTCGCCAGCTGGTACGCTGGCCGGGTGGTAGGGCTTGACCCCGATCTGGGCAAGCTGTTCCTTGCTCCAGCACCAGAAGATGCTGGCCGGATGGTTGACATCTTCAATGCGGATGCCTTGGGGTTGTCGGATGATGTTATTGGTTGATGTGATCCACATATAGTCTCCTATCTTGCTCTGGCGTATTTGAAGGGGGATTCGGCGAATGCGGCGAAGATAAAATCACCAAGCTCCCCCAAAAATGTTGCAGATGTTGATCTTATCTTAAATCCATTTGAGAGAAGGTCGACAGACCCCCTTGTTGCGATTGGCTCTGCCGTTGTTTCGTTTGGCCTTAATTCTGTCGTGGCAACATTAAACGAATCTCTTGATGAATCAAAAACCATCCAAGGTCCGGTTGCCGACGTTTTCTTCACCATGATATATTTCGGCCTAAATCCGCACCAAACAAACGGGCCATCGGTAGAGTTATTTCCGGTGTAGCTTCCAAACTTGGAGTAGCCTTCGATTTCGGCAAAGCAGTAGGCGATTACTGTTGCAAGATTTGTTGCCAATCCAGAGCCGATTGTAAATACAGAAGATGTTGGAGAAGTGTTATTCCAAAGACTAGATGTTACGGTAAAAGCATCAGTTTTATTTAAGTTCAACCCTCCATTCTGGGCATTTGTTATTGAAGCATGATAAACAGGCCAATCGCTTGTTGTTGATCTAAATTTTGCAATAATCATTTTTGGTGCAACACCAAGCCCATGACCAACTGTTGCGCCTGCCGTGCCATTTCCAGTATAACTCACAATACTAAACCCAGCCTGCGGATTTGCCCTGACGGTGCTGGTGATGGAGCCAGATGTGTTGGTGGAATTGGTTGAGCCTGCGTCCCAAGCCCAATCAACAACAGTAATTCCTGTACCCCAATCAGCCGTACCAATTGTATATCCGTTTGAATTAAAACTTGTAATATAATTTGCATCAGTTACTTCTGCGGCAGTTAAATGTGATTGCAGATATTTTGTTGATCCAATAACCGAATTATGAAGAGTATGCGCTCCTGCGGTTGATCTTGTTTTTGTCCACAAGAAATCTGGCTCAAATGAAAGACTTGAAACTGTTCCTCCGGTTGTTCCTGTTCCTGTCCGAAGAACAACATCCATATACTTGCTCGGCTTCTGGATCGTGGGCTGGGGAAGGTTCTGGGTGCAGAGAGCCTTGAAGCCAGAGGGGGCTGTGTAGGCGAATGGGCGTTGGCCGAAGTTAAATGATGCAGATGGAGATCCATTTCCCCTGCTGATTGCCGGAAAGTATGGCCCAGACGTAAGCCCAGTAAATGCCGTACCCTGACTTACATTGTTTTTATAGAAGACGAGACTTCCCGTGTCCGCATTAAAGGCGACACCAATGATGTCGTTTGTTGTGTAGGTTGATCCATAGGACGAGGATGATCCGTTTGTGTATTTGGCCCCATCATTGCCATAATAACCCCAGCCATTCGCATCGGCTCCAACATAACTTCCAGATAGGGATGCCGTGTCTTTCGCTATCCCGATAATTGGGTTTGTTGCGGTAACAAGAATTTCCCAATACCACTTTCCAGAAGAAATACCAATGGTTGATCTGCATATTCCAGTAGTCGCACCTTGAGAGTAGTCTAGGTTGCCATTCGCAAGCGTTATGTTGGAGCTTTTGTCCAATGGATTTAGATTGCAATAGTTTCCACGAACCTCACCACCTACTCCGGTATCCGTTCCGTAATTGGATGGGCTGTCAACAAGGCTATCGTTGCCTGCTCCTGCGGTGACGGAGAAGTTGTTTGGAGTCCAGTTGTTTCCGTTTCCGCTGGAGTCTTTGCCAAGCGTGGTGGATGTCGTTCCGCTATTATCTGCAAACTTTAGATAAAATCCATTTGTCCCATACGTCCCGCTGTACGCCTTGGCCTTCCAGCGGCCTGTGATGGCATCGGTTTCGCCAAAGCTGGATGGGGATAACGCCTGTCCATCAATCCAATAATATTCAGCAAGGTAAAAATCTGGTCTCCAAGAACTATTTAGAGTAAAATCTCCTATCCTATAAGCACCAGCACCGATTGATCCCTCAAATGTATAGTTAAGAGCAAATGCTGGGGATGAAATAAATGTACCCCTAACCCCATTAACAAAAAACCTAAACCTGTCAGCTTGCGTTGCATTTGTGCTGTCATACACGCAAACTACATGATACCAAGCCGATGGGTCTCGATATACTGCATTTGAATAATATGTTCCACCATTTCTAAAGCTGAATAAGAGTGAATCCGTGTTTCCAGATCCAGTACCAGCAAATCCAAAAATATTGTAATTTGATGCTTCAGCATCCCAAAAAACATCTCCAAAATTTGTTTTGGATATCCCGCTTCTTTTGACCCAAAGGCTAAGAGTTGCCGTTGTTTGGCTTGTTGGAGTGCCCATCGTCCTGCTGAGATTGGCGTTATCAGCCGAATTAAACCGCAAACTCCGCTCAATGCGGTAGGTGTCGGAATCGCCCCTAGCCCCAAAGAAGCCGGTCGGATGGACGGGCCAAGGCATAGGGGCTAGGAGAAGTCTTGGCTGGTTACGCCGTAGAGTACGGTGCCGTTGGAAACGAAGGCTAGAACGTCAACGTCAGCAGAGCCAACTGACAGGGTGGGAGCAACGCCTCCGGGGAACTTGTAAGCCGTGCTGAAGGAAAGAGTATTATTGCCAGCCGTGCCTTGTGTAACGATCAGCATATAGGTTGCTCCGTCAACCGGGTTTGTAGGCGTACTTAAGGTCGAGTTTGTGGTTACGGTTAGCTTGGCAACCTGATTGGCCGCAAGATCCCACGCAATCGTGCTGCCGGTGCTGATCGTAAGGCTGGTGGCGTTAAAATTATGCGTAGCAGTATATTCCTGCGCCGTGTTGACCACGGCCACGCGGGTGCTTACCGTGGCCGTTCCACTGCTGATCGTAACATCTCCAGCGAGCGTGGTTGAAAGATTGGTGATGGTTCCAGTGGTTGAATTAAGCGTACCGATCGTCCCGGAAGTGCTGTTGATCGCACCGGAGAACGTGCCGGTAGAGCTATTCAGCAAGCCGCTGAATGTTCCTCCTGTAATCGTCGCTGTGCTGGAAGTAAGCGTCTGGATCGTTCCATTGGTAATGTTGGCAGCGGTTGAGGTAGTGGTCCCGGCTGTCAGAGTCGGGATGGTTCCGATGGTGATGCTGGCCGTGCTTGAGGTAAGGTTCGGAATCGTTCCGGTCGTGATCGACGCATTGGTAGAAACAAGCCGAGTGCCAGTGGATGTGCCGTATGAAATGTTGGTTAGATTGGCGTTGGTGTAGGTGCTAATCGTCAGCGCATCTTCAAACAACTCGTTGACCGTAACGGCGCGAGGTGCATCTCCAGCGGTCAAATCCGCATCTGCAATCAATAGCTCGTCGCCGGAGCCAACCGAAGTAAGGTTAGTCTGGTCGGTAATCAACGCCTGATAGATGTCCGTTCCGTCAATAAGATTGTGCAACGCGGCAGCCGTAACCGTGCCGTTGGTTGCGAATGTCTGTGAACGATTGAATTTGATAGCCATATTAAGCCGTTGTCCTTAGTGCAAGCGCGGAAATTGTTCCAGATGTTATGGTTGAAATCGTTGTGGTTGGATTGAAGATCGTGTACCTGCAAACATCGCTTGCCGCAACGGAAAATGAAGAAGCGGGGTAAGATCCGGTAAATGCAATATTGGTTTGACCAATAACAATATCACCAGCAACCAATCCAGACATTGCAAACGTTCCTGTTGATGCAGATGATGCGGATGTCATTGTTCCAAGCGTAACAGCCCCAAGTGTGGCGGTTCCGTAGCTCGCCTGTGTAATGCTTGGTCCGGTTGCGCCAATCCTATATGTCCCAGACGTAATCCTGTTTGAAATTGTCGAATTTGTCACGGTTTCGGATGTAGCTACAATCGTGCCAAGCGTTGCAGTTCCGGTTGAAGCCGTGATGCTGGAGCCAAACGTGACAGCTCCAAGCTGGAGCGGGATGGTAGCCGTGGAAATCGTGGCCGTGCTTGCGGAAAGAGTGCCGATGGTAGCCGTCCCGGTGGATGCCGTTATGTTGGAGCCAAAGGTGACTGCACCAAGCTGAAGCGGAATTGTGGCCGTGCTGATGGAAGCTGTAGAGATAGTGGCCGTGGAAAGCGTTACGGAGGGGATTGTGGCCGTGCTGATTGTCGCAGTGCCGACTGAAAGTGTTCCGATAGTTGCGGTTCCAGTGGATGCGTTAAAGCTGGTTCCGAATGTGACAACGCCGGACAGAAGGCTGGTTCCATCCACCGCTAGGGAGCCAGTGCTTCTTACTTCCGATGTTGAAAGAGAAAGGGCAGAGGATATATTGTCACCGCTGGTAATAGCCTGAAGCGATCCGCTAATCGGGCTGGTGGTGGCAACCTTTAATAGCTGCGAATAGCTGGTCGCGATATTCTGTGTACCTAAAGTGGGCATTTATCCTCCGTGGGTAAGCCGGGAGCGGATCGCATCCCAAACCACACTTACTATAGCACCTATGGAGCCTGCCACAAGGAGCATCTTGGTTTTAAGGTGTTCCAAGGAAGTTACCCTGTTGGACAGGTCGCCGAAGCTGGATAGGGAACGCTCAACCATCCCGATCAGGGTAACTTGACGTTCTTCCATCCTAGCAAGCCGCTCGGACATTGAGCCGAACTTTTCCCTAAGATCGTGTATCTCATCAAGACTCACGACCCTTACCCTCCAGATACTTTAGAGCAACCGCCAGATGCACGACAGCGTCCACAATCTCGTCCCGATCCCGACCCTCCTCCACAATGCGCTTGATCGAGCGGTTGACGCTCAACAGATGCTTCACCTTCCCGATGTACTTCGTTTCCCTCGCCACCGTGTTGTTCTCCCCGGCAAACCTCAACGCCTCCCTGAAACAGGCGTACTCCTTTTGCGTCATCAAGAAACGCAAACTCAAATTGGTGAGCCAGATGGCAAAAATTTTCATATTGCATTTTTAAATTTTACTAAATTCATACAATATTTGACAACGGAAGCTCTATAATTAATTGTGAACTAGGAGTAGTTTTTCTTGCAAATTGACTGAACGCATTTACTGGATAATCATTTTTTGTTACATTCGAGCTATTTCTCCATGTTGATGCAGTTCTAAAAATCATTGTAAATATTGCACCACCCTCAGTATAGGCATAAAATTCATCACCAGTTCCAGACGCACCAGAAACAAATGCTCCAGAAACAACAAATCCTCCGTTTATTAAATCATAAAAACTTATAACCCTCCTTATTCTGCAAGATCCAGAGAATGATTCTCCTGAATTTATGATTGGAAATCCAAGATTAGTAATAATTGTTGCAGTACTATTTGCGTTTGTTATTGTTGCAGATGTGTCAATATAAAAATATCTTCCATTTGTAAGTTGTATTGCATATGCACTATTTGAATTTAAAAGTGAACCAATATTTGATATATCAGAAAATGTTATGCTTGATGTTGTATTGCTTGAAATTTGACCAATTACAAGCGGATCATAATTTGCAATAGGGATTGAAACATTTGCAGTTTGTGAAGCACTCCCAAGCATTAATCTAAATTTTTGCGGATCTGTTGCTGGTTTTATTCCAAAGAAGCCCATGGCCTATCCTTGCCTTCCAATTAATTGAGCCGTCCCTGTGCTTGTAATTCCTGAAATTGCACCAGTTGGAATAAAACTACCTTCAAATGTTATACCTTGTCCTGCTGTCAATTGAATTCCGTTTGCCGTGCCTGCTGTTCCGTTTGTATCAATAAAAACAGTTCCACTTGTGCATTGCACCAGAAGATAGTTTCTTGTGGAGTTGCTAGCGAACAATGTTCCGTTGGTCGTGCCAGCGGTCAAAGTTCCGGTTGTGGTCGTACCACGAATGGGGTTCGCCGTGACCGTGCCGGAGATTGGGACATCAATAGGCACACTACTTCCATCCATCCAATTAGGTAGGCCTCTGTATCCAGCACCATCTATGTATGTCTCTCTAATTCTTGTTGGCAAACCTTCACTTCCATCGTTCGCTACTTGCTGTATGTTGCCTGTGTTTAGCGAATCAATATAGCCTATTGCTACAACTTTTGGCGGGGCAGTAGTTCCATTTGACCCAGCAAAATCAACATTCGCCGTGACCGTGCCGGAAGAAACCGTAATGCCATCCGCCACATCCGCCTGAAGCGTGGTAAGCAACGCCTCAATCTCGGTTAGATTGGCGTTAATCGACATGGTCCCGCCCGAAAGCGGTCCCAAGCTCTCAATAATCGTGTTCCACTGGCGGCCCATTATTTTGTCTCCATTGCGTCAACTGCGCTCTGCATCGTTGGTGTATTAGGGTAGATGGTTTCCGAGAAGTCGTCAACGCTCTGCTCCGGCTTGCACCCGGCAAGCAGAAGGCAGAGCGTCAACGCCCTAACCACAAATTTAGTCCTTGCGGACGTAGATTGCCAGTTGACCGCCAGCGGAATTAACCACGGAGGAAATGTCACCGTAAATGGTGGCCCCGCCTCCGATGGTTGCCGTGGTGGTTGAACCGCTAATCACAAGCGTGGCCGTCGAGATCGTAAGCGCGGTCACTGCGTCATAGCTTCCAGTGTTCGTGGAAGCAGATGACGCGATGATCGTGCCAGCGTCACCCAGAGTAAGTCTGGATAGAAGGCGCATTAGCTGTGCAACGCGATGCGGTAGGAAGTGCCGTTGAGGGTCACGTTGAGCGAAGCCGGAGCGGTCGCAACGGTGTTAACCGTGCCGCCGCTGGAAGCCGCAGTGATCTCAAATACATTGGTGAAGCCTTGGGAATCAAAGCGGAGAGCCTTGCCCTTGGCCTTACGTTCGGAACGTACAAATTCTTTCGCCATATTAACTCCTTTGAGCCACCGCCCGTTTGATACTATCTGGCGTGTAGCGGCTCTTAAATTTACTGCCAAGCTTTTGTTCTTGGCGGTAATACCCCTTCATCAGATTTGTTTGATTGACTCCCAGCGGATTGTCGAGGGGTTCGCCAACCCCCACTAGGCTCAATCTTTGTGGCACTTGGAACCTTTTAAGGTAACGCGGGACTGAGTCCCGTTCCGCCACCGGTTTC